TTGAGTATGGTATAGTCTATTCCCTTTAATCGCTATTAAAATATATTATAAAAGGGATGATTATATTGTTAAATGATCAAGAAATATTAGACACATTGATAACAGAATACAAAGAAAATAATAAGTCATTAAGACAGTTAGAAAGAGAATATGGTGTAAATAGAGCAAAACTATCTAAGAAGCTAGAGGATCTAGGAGTAAAGAAAACCAAAGGCAACCACTACAGAAAGTATTTTCATGATTTTGATTATTTTGAGGTAATCGACAGTCACGAGAAAGCGTATTGGTTAGGGATGTTTATGTCTGACGGATATATTAGTCCTCCTAGTTTTGATAAGAAGAGAGGAAAAAGATACGGTGAATATTCTTGTGGTTTAGCGATACAAGTGGAAGACATAGAAACTTTAAAAAGTTTTAAAAAAGCAATAAAAGCGACTAACCCAATAAGTGTATACACAGAAAAAATAAAGTTTGACAATTATAAAGAAATCTGGAAAAAGGAATTTACTTATTGTCGTATTATTTTGCGTTCTCAAAAAACAGTAGATGACTTAATTGACAGGAGTGTCGTGGAAAAGAAATCACTAATAAAAGAGTTTCCAAGTTTTGATAAGGTTCC